GTTACCAGAAAAAGCACGATTAATGCTTACTCAAGCAGATAATATTACTCAAGAAAGAGAAGCAGATTATAATAACAAAAATCTGGATTTGTATACTTATGTCTGTCGTAAAGAAGATAAGTTTCACATACATCAAGAAGTAAAAGGTATGATTGTACCAGACTCAGAGGGTTTTTATCCTTTAAATAAAAATCCATTTATACCATTACGATTTACTAGAATTGATGGAGAAGATTATGGTCGTGGGTTTGTAGAAGAATATATAGGAGATTTAAGAAGTCTTGAAGCTTTAACTAGAGCCATTGTAGAGGGTAGTGCTGCTTCTTCTAAAGTATTGTTCTTAGTTAGACCTAACGGAACAACAAAACAAAACACATTAGCAAAAGCACCAAATGGAGCAATTGTACAAGGTGATGCAAATGATGTAACAACTTTGCAAGTAAACAAATTTAATGATTTTAGAGTAGCACAAGAAACTGGATTAAGAATTACTGAACGATTATCTTTTGCTTTCTTACTTAATTCTTCTGTTCAAAGACAAGCTGAACGAGTAACAGCAGAAGAAATAAGATTTATGGCACAAGAATTAGAGAGTGCACTTGGTGGTACTTATTCTATTCTTAGTCAAGAATTCCAATATCCACTAGTTGAGTTAATATTAGATAGACTAGAGAAAAAAAGAAAAATGCCTAAAATGCCAAAAGATACAGTCAAGCCACAAATTGTAACTGGGCTTGAGGCTTTAGGAAGAGGACAAGATTTAAATAAATTAGCACAATTTTTACAATATCTACAACCATTAGGACCAGAGACAATTGCGTCTAGTCTTAATGTTGATGATTACATAGATAGACTAGGAGCATCATTAGGAATTGATACTGGAGGTTTAATAAAAACACCAGAGCAAAAACAAGCAGAACAACAACAAATGATGCAACAACAATCTATGGATAAACTAGAAGACACTATTTCTGGTATGGCACAAAAAGGTGCATTACCAATAACCGAGAAAGCAATGGAACAAGTACAGCAACAAACTGACCAAGGAGTTGAATAAACATTATGGCTGAACAATTAAATACATATCAAGGGGAAACTCAAGAAGACCCTAATTATCAAAAAGAAATGGTAGAAAAAGCAGAAGCTGCAATACAGCCACCTGCTACAGAAGAAGTCCAAGATAGACCAGACTGGCTACCAGAGAAATTTAATACTCCAGAAGATATGGCAAAAGCTTATTCTGAACTGGAGCAACAATTTCACACAAGTCGAGAAGAAGACAATAATGCAGCTTTAGAAAACAAAGATGCAGCTATTGACGAACTAGAAGCAAACGGAATTGACTATAGCACTATGTCTCAAGACTTTTGGGAAAAAGGTGGTCTCTCAGATGAGCAGTATGACCAACTAGAAGATGCAGGTATACCATCAGATGTGGTAGACTCATTTATAGATGGACAAATGGCTCTCGTAGACCAAACTAGGCAACAAGCCTATAACTTAGTAGGAGGAGAAGAATCCTACAAAAGTATGATGGATTGGGCTGCAAATAATTTAACAGCAGATGAGCAAGAAGTATTTAACAGAACTGTTGATACTGGCAACCCTCAAGATGCTGTGTTTGCAATTCAAGGTCTCCATTCTCGTTATCGTTCTGGTGTAGGTGTCGAACCAAACCTTGTAAAAGGTGAAGTAGGCGATACAACAGTAGGGAACTTTCAAAGTCTGGCAGAAATTACTGCAGCGATGTCTGACCCAAGATACGAAAAAGACCCTGCGTATAGAAGTCAAGTAGCTGAAAAGTTACGAAAATCTTCTGTACTCTAACTGTCTCATTGAGACACAAGTTACAAATACTAAAAGAGACTAGTATCTCTGACCCCTTGCGAGGGATAATCTTAGAGAACGAAACTTGCAGAACTTTGTAATAATAAATCAATATCAACTTGCTATAACTAATAAGGAGGATAACTATGGCTATGCAAGGTGCATCCAATCCTACCTATGATGTGAGTAGATTAGGACAGACTAACCTTACTGGTGATGTTCGTGATTTGTTTTTAAAGCTGTATGCAGGAGAAGTTCTTACTGCATTTGAAGCAAAAAACATTATGATGCCTCTTATGAGGACTCGAACTATTACTAAAGGTAAGTCAGCATCCTTTCCATTCTTAGGTAGAACAAGTGCTGAGTATCACACCCCTGGCAACGAAATTACTGGTGGTAAGATACGAGCATCGGAAAGAATCGTAACAATTGACGATTTGTTAATCTCGGCTCAATTTGTGCCAAACATTGACGAAGCAATCAATCATTACGATGTAAGGTCAACATACAGTAAAGAGGCAGGAATTGCCTTGGCAACTGAGGCTGACAAAAACATAATTAGAACAGCACTAAAAGCTGCTCTAGCAACTAACGCAACAAGGGCTGCTGCTCTTGTTCAAGACTACAAAGCATTCTCTGAAGAAGACTTCACAGATAATGTGACTATCGGTTCTGCATCAGCAGATATTACAGACCCTGCTAAACTAGCAAAGTCTATCTTTGATGCAAAGAAAGAATTCGATAAGAAAAATGTTCCAACTGATGGTGCGTTTGTAGTATTACCACCAGACCAATACTATGCGTTATTGGATGTAACTGATGGTAATAAACTGGTCTATATGAATCGTGACTTTGGTGGTACTGGCTCAGTAGCATCTGCAGTTGTTCCACAAATTGCAGGTATGCCTATTTATATGTCTAACCACTTAGTAGTTGCTGATGTTATTGAAACATCTGGTGGCTCTAAAGGTCAGTCTAAAGGTAATAGACCACTTGCTAATACTGCAGGTTCTGGCAGAACTACTGCATATGACATTACTAATACTACTACAGATAGTGTTAACTTAGTTGACCTAGCTGCTAAAGTAAAAGGTCTAGTAATGACTAAAGATGCCGTAGCTACTGTTAAGCTTATGGACCTTGGAGTAGAAAGCGAGTACCAAATTAATCGTCAAGGTACATTGATGGTTGCTAAGTATGCAATGGGTCACAACATTCTTAGACCTGCTGCTGCTATCGCACTATCTGAAGCCTAATAATACTAACTAGGGGAGTCCGAAAGGACTCCTCTTTTTACTTGGAGAAAAATATGTCTTGGAATAAACCACAAGTAACAGAGGTAAGTGTTGGTCTTGAAATCAATGCTTATGCGTGTGCAGTACAATGAGTACTGCCACAAAGCGAGACCCTAGAAAATGGGCTGCAGCTAAAGCCAGAGCAAGAGCCAAAATGGGTGGTAAACACTCAGCAAGGGCTATGCAACTTGCAGTAAAATATTATAAAGATGCAGGTGGTTCATATTCTGGACCAAAAAAGTCAAACAATAAATTACGAAAGTGGGGCAAACAAAAATGGCAGTATGCAGGTAAAAAAGGTGAATCAAGGTATTTACCTAAAAAAGCGATTGCTGCGTTATCGCCATCCGAAAGGGCAGCGACTAATCGGAAGAAAAAAGCAGACACAAGAGCAGGAAAGCAATTTAGTAAACAACCAAAATCAATCTCAAACAAAACTAGGAGGTACAGAGTATAATGCCAAAATTAGACGGAAAAAAATATCCTTACACTAAAGCAGGAAAAGAACAACATAAAAAAGATAAAGCAAAGAAAAGTGGTCTAACTGCTAAACAAAAAACTTTGCCAAAACAAATACAAACAAAAATTATGGCTGCTAAAGATAAGCCAAAACAAAGAACTAATTCTGGTATGAGAAAGTATAGAGTATGATTACTTACATTCTTGTATCAACATTATTATGGGTGATGTTCTAATGGCTAGGACACCTGCGTGGCAACGAAAAGAGGGGCAAAACCCAAAGGGAGGACTTAACGCAAAAGGTCGTGCATCTTATAACAAAAAAACTGGTGGTAACTTAAAAGCACCAGTAGGAGGTGCAGCAGATAGCCCACAAAAAAAGAAACGCAAAGGCTCTTTCTTAGTAAGGATGGGGTCTTCTGCAGGACCACTAAACAAAGATGGGAAGAAGACGAGATTGAAGCTTTCACTAGAAGCTTGGGGGCACTCTGGTGATAAAGCATCAGCAGTAGCAAAAGGTCGAAGACTTCTTGAACAAGCAAAAAATGCAAAAGAAAGGAATAAAGCATAATGGCTCTGACAACAACAACTAAACTAGAAGCAATAAATACAATGCTCTCAGCTATTGGCGAGAGTCCAGTTAACTCACTTACTTCTGGTTTGGTTGATGCAGAACAAGCTGAAACTATTCTTAACTCTGTAAATCGTGAAGTACAATCTATGGGTTGGTCTTTTAATACTGACTTAAAAAGACAGTTTGTGCCAGATACAAATAAACAAATACAAATACCATCAAATATTTTAAGAATTGATATGGCTCAAGATAAAACTGATAAATTAGAACTTGTACAACGAGGAACAAAATTATATAATAGAGCATCTAGTTCATTTTTTATGGATGATGATATTACACAAGTTTTGATGAATGCAGTAGTATTATTAGATTTTGAAGATTTACCAGAAGCTGCTCGTAGATATATAACAATAAGAGCAGCTAGAATTTTCCAAGACAGAGTTGTTTCTTCTAATGACTTACATATTTATCAAGAAAGAGATGAATTAATGGCATTAGTAGAATTAAAAGACTCTGACAACCAAGTGCTAGACACCACCATATTTGATAACTATTCTGTAGTTTCTGTTCTTGATAGAACTGGTGGGGGTGTCTTGTAATGGCTTTAGTATCTGCATCAATCCCAAACCTTATCAATGGTGTATCTCAACAGCCTCCATCTCTGCGTCTTAAAACTCAAGCAGAAATACAAGAGAATGGTTTTTCAACTGTTGTAGATGGTTTAAAAAAACGACCTAGTAGTGAACATATAAAAACTTTATCTAATGTTCCATCAAATATAGAAAGTGGTTTTATTCACACAATTCGTAGAGATGAAAATGAATTTTATATATTAGTAATAACAAATAATGTATTAAAAGTATATGATAAAAATGGATTAGAACAAACAGTTACAGAAAGTCCAACTGGAGCAATAAGTTATCTTAGTGGATTAACTGACCCATCAAAAGAACTAACTGCAACAACGATAGCTGATTTTACTTTTATTGTTAATAAAAATAAAGTAGTAGCAAAAGATACAACAAATAAATCACCACAAAGACCAGAAGAGGCTTTGTTTTATGTAAGGCAAGGTGATTATAAAACTGACTTTACCATAAGAGTAAAATATCAAGGTACAACTTATTCAGCTAGTAAAACAACTTTAGATAGTTCTAATGCAGCAAACCAAGGCGATGTAAGAACTAATACTATTATGTCAGATTTAGCAACAACTCTTACTGGAGTTTTACCTGCAGGATTTACAACAGAATTATTAGATAATGTTTTTTATGTAAAAAGAGATGATAATGCTGCATTTGAAGTAGAAGCTTCTGATTCTAGAGGTGATACTTTTATTTATGCATTTAAAGGACAGACAGCTAACTTTGATGATTTACCACCAAGAGGTAAAGAGGGATTTCTTATAGAAGTTATAGGTGATAATGAAAAAGGACAAGATGATTATTATGTACAACTTAGTGACCCAGATGGTAATGGTCAGCTAGTATGGAAAGAAAGAGTAGCACCAAACTTAGAAATTAATTTTGATAAAACAACAATGCCTCATCAACTTATTAGACAAGCTGATGGAACTTTTTTATTTACACAAGCATCTTGGAAAGATAGAAAAGCAGGTGATGATGACACAAACCCTTTTCCATCTTTTACTGGTTTTAAAGTAAATGATTTATTCTTTCACAGAAATAGACTAGGAATGCTATCTGATGAAAATGTTATTCTTTCAGAAGTTGGCGAATACTTTAATTTCTTTCAAAATACTGTAATTACATTTGTAGATTCTGCTCCTATTGATGTAGCAGTCTCAAATAACCAAGTGTCAATTCTTAGACACGCAGTACCATTTTCCGAACAATTATTATTATTTTCTGACTTGACTCAGTTTGTTTTAAGAGCAGAACAATTCTTAGCCCCAGATACAGTTTCTATTGATGTAACGACACAGTTTGAGGCTAGTCTAAGAGCCAAGCCAGTAGGGGCAGGTAAATATGTTTTCTTTCCAACTAATAGAGGTAAGTTCTCTGGTGTACGAGAATACTTTGTTGACAATTCATCAAACACAAACACAGTTAATGATGCTGCTGATATTACTGCTCACATCCCATCTTATATTCAAGGCGAAGTTATTTCACTTAAAGCATCATCCAATGAAGATGCATTATTACTTCTTACTGATGATTCTGCTGACACTCTTTATGTATACAAGTATTATTGGAGTGCCACAGATAAATTACAATCAGCTTGGTCAAAATGGAAATTTAATGGAAGCTTATTGAATGTTGATTTTAACTTGTCAGAAATTTTTATTTTAATTAAAAGAGGAACAGATGTTTGTTTAGAAAAAATAAATTTATCTAAAGATGAAGCAGTTGATGTAACAGATGCTAATCATCCTATTTTATTAGATAGACGAGTAAAATTAACAAGTGGTGGTACAACTACTGTACCTTATACAGATTCAAATACTATTTATGTTAGACAAGATGGACAACAAATAACACAATCTCAAGTAGCAACTGCTTTAGCTGCTAATAAAGTTGTTTATGCAGGTATACCTTTTATATTTAAATATGAGTTCTCTGAACAAGTAATTAAAAGAGATAATGCTCCAATAACTATTGGTAGGTTGTCAATTAAGAACTGGAACATTGTATATAACGATAGTGGTTTCTTTGAATGTAAAGTAACACCAGATAAACGAGCAACAAAGACTAGACGATTTACTGGTAGAAATATTGGTAGGCA